TGGCCGCAGGCAGTCAGGCCAGCGCCTGGTCAGTGCGCAACGCCGTTGCCGCCGCCGCTGCTGGCGCCTGGAGCGTGCGCAACAGCGTGGCCGCGGCGCAGGCAGGCGCGTTCACCGTGCGCGCGTCCACGAATGCAGCCCAGGCCGGGGCCTGGTCGGTCCTTGCGGCGGGCACCACTGCCGCGCTGCTCTCAGGTGCCTGGAGCGTGCGCAACAGCATCGGCGCCGCGCAGGCCGGTGCCTGGTCCATCGGGCTCGATGCCCAGCTGCGCGAGAGCGTCTGCTTGTCCAGCCCCATGGCGCTGTCATGGGCGCGTCCATCGCCCCTGGCGCTGACCGTGCAGCTGGCCTCCCCCATCCAAATGGAGTGACGCCATGGCACAGAAAACCTACGTCGGCGATACGGGCACGGCCATCATCCTGGACTGCGTGGTCGACGTCAGCTCAGCCAACGCGCGCAGCATCGAGGTGCGCAAGCCAGATGGCTCGCTTACAAGCTGGCCGGCAGCGGCCAGTGGCGCTACCTCGGTGAGATTCGACACCATGCCCGACACCCTGGACATGCCGGGCACCTGGAAACTGCAATCCAGGGTCACAATGGCAAGTGGAGTGTGGCGCGGCGAGACCGCGGCCCTGTCGGTGTTCGAGCACTTCGGCTGACCAAGCTCCAGGGGAGAGAAGGCCGCCCCCCTGACGGCGCGCAGCGCGCTCGCGGACGATGCGGCCCATGCATCGCACGCCCGATACCGCCGATACCGCCGAGACCGCATCGCCGTCGCGCCCACGCTCGGCCATGCCACGCATGATCGGCTGGGCGGCCGTGGCGCTGACGCTGGCCAGCCTGGTGGCCTCGGTGGCGCCGCAGCAGCTGCCGGTGAGCCTGTACAAGCTCTCCCTGGTGACGATGGCGGGCGTGCTGGGCTACTGGCTGGACCGCAGCCTGTTTCCGTACGCGCGGCCTGACAGGCTCTTTCCTCAGGCCGAGACCTCGGGTGACGCCCTGCCGCGCGCCATCGTGCTGGCCAGTGCCATGCTGCGCCGGGCCATCGTCGTCGCGGCGGCCATGCTCGCCACGGGGTTGGGCGCGTGAATCGCTTCTGGCCGTCGGCCGTGCTCATGGTGGTGGCGCTGTGGGTCGCTCTGCTCGCCGTGATGGTGCTGGTCCTGCTGTCCACGCCGGCCTACGCGCAGACGGTGGACGTTCGTACACCTGCTGCACCCGCGGCGGCGGCGCCCTACCGCGGCACGCTGGTGCGTGAGGCGCACTCCCAGTGGGGCTTGGACGCTCCCGTGGCCGCCCTGGCGGCCCAGGTCCATGCCGAGAGCGCCTGGGCTGCCGGCGCGGTCAGCAAGGTGGGTGCCGTCGGGCTGGCGCAGTTCATGCCCACCACTGCGAGCTGGTGGTGCTCGCGCTCGTCCGCCGCACTCGCCGACTGCCAGCCCACCAACCCCACCTGGGCCCTGCGTTCCATGGTGGGCTACGACAAGTGGCTCTACGACCGTCTTGCGCGTGCAGGAGATGAGCCCGATCGACTGTGGGCCGCCCTGCGCGCCTACAACGGCGGCCTGGGCCACTGGGTGGCCGAGGCGCGCTGCGCCAGCAGCCCTGATCGCGCCGCCGTGGACGCCGCCTGCGGCCGCGCCAGCCGGGCCGCAGTGCACTGCGCCGAGAACCTGGCCTATCCGCGGCGCATCCTGCTCGAGCTGCAGCCGCGCTACTCGGGCTGGGGCCGTAACGTGGGTGTAGCGCCGTGAAGGCCTGGGCGATCGTCCTCGCGCTGGCGCTGGCATGCGGCGCGGCGTTGGCGCTCGCCGCCTTCAACCTCACCGCAAAGCTCGAATCCGCAACGCGCCTCGAGGCGCAGGCCGAGCAACGCGCCACCGCGGCGCAGGCCGCGCTCGCGCTGCTGCGCCAGGCCAAGGAGCGTGGCGAGTCGCTGGCCGCCAGGCTGGCTGCGGCCGAGCAGACGATCCAATCCACCCGTCAGGAGGCCGCCCGTGCCGTCGCCCAAGCCACCACTGGCCGCGCTTGCCTGCGCGGCAATGCTTTGCGCCTGCTCGACGGCGCCCCCGGCATCCGTGTCCTTGCCGTGCCCGCAGCCACCGCCAGCGCTGCTGCAGCGCATGGGCCCGCTGCCCCCGCTGCCGGCGACGACCAGGTCGCCGCCTCAGGCCCCGACCCCGGCATCGAGCCCACCAGCACCGATACCGAGGTGACGCAATGGATGCTGACCGCCGGCGCCCAGTACGACACCTGCCGCGCCCGGCTCGACGCCCTTATCGACTACGTGACGACTCCACCCCACCACCCATGAGCCTCTACGAAATCGTCATCACCTGTGTGGCGCTGGTCAACGTGGTGATCACGCTGACCGTGCTGCGCGCCAATGCCGCCAAGGCCGCCACGGCGCAGCTCGAGGCCATCGAACGCGAGCTGCGTGACCAGATCCAGGAGCACGAATCGCAGCTCAGCCGGCTGCACGTGAACTCCGAGAACGCCATCACCCACGAGCACCTCTCCGACGTCTATGCGGACCTCAAGGGCATTGCCCAGCAGGTCAACATGCTCGTGGGCCAGCAGATGCAGATGAACGAGAACCTGCGGCTGCTGCTGCAGCGCATGGTGCATTGATGGGTGCTGCACTCGACCCCCAAACCGTGCGCAGGCGCTGCCTGTTGCTCAGCCTGTGGGCAGCCAATGGCAGCACGGCCAGCGTGCGCGAGCTCGTGCTCGAGCTCGACCGTGTGCACAACCTGGCCGCCAGCCGCGACCAGGTGCGTGGCGACCTGAGCTGGCTGCAGGAGCAGGGCTTCGCCCGCCTGCGCGAAGACACCGCCCAGCTCACCGAGCGCGGCGCCGACGTGGCGCTGCAGCGCGCCCCCTGGCCCGGGGAGTAGCGCGTGGCCCACCCGCGAGAGACCAACCTCGCCCTGCGCGGCGCCTACCTGGGCGGCCTGTCGATCGAGCAGGCGGCCGCCAAGGCCGGCGTGCCCCTGGCCACCGCGCGGCGCTGGAAAGCCGCCGCACTGGCGCAGGGCGACGACTGGGACAAGTTCCAGCGTGCCAGCATGATGGTGGCGGGCGGAGGTTTCGACCAGGCCATGGGCCGCGTCGCCGCGGGCGTGCTGCTGCGCGCCGAGGCCTTGATGGAGCGTATCGGCGCCGACGCCGAGATCGACCCTCTCGAAGCCACCAAGGCCATCGGCAGCCTGGCTGACAGCCTGGCCAAGGCGCAGGCCGCTGCCAAGCGGCTGATGCCGGTGACGGACCGCTACGCCGTGGCCATGGACGTGCTCAAGCGCCTGGCCGAGCACGCCATGATGAAGAAGCCGGGCGCCTTTGCCGCCGAGCTGGTGGAGCTGATCGAGGCCTTCGGCGCCGAGCTCGGGCAGGCCTACGCCTGAGCACCATGGCCAAGTCGCGCCAGGCTGCCTTCGCCACCGACCTGGCCGCGCTTGCGGCCAGCCTGCGCCAGCGCATCGAGGCCGAGGTCACCGGGTTCAGCCCCGACGCGGCGGCGGTGCAGCGGCGGCGCACCCAGGCCCAGGACGACTTCGGCTTCTTCACCAACACCTACTTCCCGCACTACATCCGCAGCCCGCACCGCAGCAAGCTGCACGACTACCTGTTCCAGCGCCTGCCCGAGATCGTCTCGGCGAGTGCCGGGCAGACCGACGCCATTGCCGCGCCGCGCGGCGAGGCCAAGAGCACGCTGGTGAGCCAGCTCTTCGTGCTCTGGTGCCTGGTCACCGGGCGCAAGCGCTACCCGGTGGTGGTGATGGACAGCATCGACCAGGCCTACCCGATGCTGGAGGCCATCAAGGCCGAGCTCGAGTTCAACCCGCGCCTGGCGCTGGACTTCCCCGACCAGGTGGGCCAGGGTCGCGTGTGGCAGGCCGGAACCATCGTCACGCGCGGCGACGCCAAGGTGCAGGTGGCCGGCAGTGGCAAGAAGCTGCGCGGCCTGCGCCACGGCCCCTATCGGCCCGACCTGTGCGTGCTCGACGACATCGAGAACGACGACCAGGTGCGCAACCCCGAGCAGCGCGACAAGCTCCAGGCCTGGCTGAGCAAGACAGTGCTTCCCCTGGGCGGCGCCGGGGCCAAGTTCGACGTCGTCTACATCGGCACGATCCTGCACTACGACAGCGTGCTCTCGCGCACCCTGGCCAACCCGCTGTGGCGCGCGGCGCGCTTCAAGGCGCTGCTGGCCTGGCCCGACAACATGCAGCTGTGGGACTACTGGGAAGAGCTGCTGCGCAACGACGGCCCGGCCGTGGCCGGCGTCTACTACGCGGCGCACGAGACGCGCATGACGGCGGGCTCCGAGGTGAGCTGGGCCGCGCGGCCGCTGCTGGCGCTGATGCAGATCCGCGCCCGCGACGGCCACGCCACCTTCGACAGCGAGTACCAGAACGACCCCGTGGCCGGGGACAACGCGCCCTTCGCCGGCGTGATCCAGTTCTGGGTCAACCGCCTGGCGAACTGGCTCTTCTATGGCGCCTGCGACCCCAGCCTGGGGCGCGCCGGCGCCAGCCGCGACCCCAGTGCCCTGCTCGTGGGCGGCCTGAACCGCGAGACCGGCGTGCTCGACGTCGTCGAGGCGGGCATCAGGAAGCGCCTGCCCGACCGCATCATCTCCGACATCATCGAGCTGCAGCGCGAGTACGGCTGCCTGCTGTGGGTGGTCGAGAGCGTGCAGTTCCAGGAGTTCCTGCGCACCGAGCTCGTCAAGCGCGCGGCCATCGCCGGCATGCCGGTGCCGGCCCGCGGCGTGCAGCCCATCGCCGACAAGCTGCTGCGCATCGAGAGCCTGCAGCCCCACGTGAAGAACGGCCTCATCCGGCTGCACAGCACCCAGGCCACGCTGATCGACCAGCTGCGCCACTTCCCCAAGGCCGACCACGACGACGGGCCCGATGCCCTGCAGATGCTGTGGATGGCCGCCACCAGCGGCCTGGCCAGCGTGGGCGTGAGCAGCCGCTCGCGTGCCCGCACCGATGACCGTGACCGCCCCGACCTGCGAGGATTCTGACCATGGCCCTGGCTCAATCGCGCCTCACTGCCGGCCAGGTGGCCACCCGCGTGCAGGCCCTGGATTTCAACTTCATGGGCCTGCTGCTGCCCAACCCCGACCCCATCCTCAAGCAGACCGGCAAGGACATCGAGGCCTACCGTGGCATCGCCAGGGACAGCCACGTGGGCGCCTGCATCCGCCGGCGCAAGAGCGCGGTCAAGGCCCTGCAATGGGGCGTGGACCGCGCCCAGGCACCGGCGCGTGTGGCCAAGGCCGTCACCGACATGATCGGCGCACTGGACATGGAGCGCATCATCGGCAACGCGCTGGACGCCACGCTCTTCGGCTATGCCCCCATGGAGATCGACTGGCGCGCCGGCACGGGCGGCACCCTGCCGCGCGACGTGATCGCACTGCCGCCCGAGTGGTTCTGCTTCGACCCCGACAACGCACTGCGCTTCAAGACCCGCACGGCACCCGTCTATGGCGAGCTGCTGCCCGAGCGCAAGTTCCTCGTGCCCCGGCAGGACGCCACCTACCAGAACCCCTACGGCCTGGGCGACCTGGCGCTGTGCTGGTGGCCGGTGATCTTCAAGAAGGGCGGGCTGAAGTTCTGGCTGGCGTTCACCGAGAAGTACGGTTCGGCTTTTGCCCTGGGCAAGCTGCCGAGAGGTGCAGATGCCGCCGAACGCGCCGCGCTGCTCAGCGCGCTCGAAGACATGATCCAGAACGCGGTGGCCGTGATCCCGGACGACGGCAGCGTGGACCTCAAGGAGGCGGCCGGCAAGAGCGCCAGCGCCGACCTCTACGAGCGCCTGGTGCTGCACTGCCGCGGGGAGATCAGCATCGCCCTGCTCGGTACCAACCAGACCGTTGAGAAGGACGCCGGCAAGGCCAGCGCCTACGCCGGCATGGACGTGGCCGAAGACCTGCGCGACGGCGATGCCGAGCTCGTGGCCGCCGCGGTGAACCAGCTCATCAAGTGGACCGTCGAGCTCAACTGGCCGGGCGCGGCCGCGCCCACCTTCAGCCTGTGGGACCAGGAGGCCAAGGACAAGCTGCAGGCCGACCGCGACAGGAGCAACCACGAGGCCGGCGCCACCTTCACCAAGAGTTTCTGGGTACGCAACTACGGCTACCAGGAAGACGACCTGGTCGACGCGCCGGTGGCGCCCGCGCCTGGCGCGCCTGGCACGACACTTCCGGCCTTGCGGCTCAGGGCCGCAAACGCCGGCCCGGCCTTCGCCCAGGCGCAGACGGCCGCCGCGGCCGCCGCGCCCGACCCCACCGCTGCCGAGCTCGAGGCCCTGTCGGCCGCCGCCGCGCCAGCCTGGGATGCGCTGGTCGGCCAGCTGCAGGACCTGGTCGAGGCCGCGCCCGACCTGGCCACGCTGCAGCGCACCCTGGCCGACGCCTATGGTGGCCTGGACACGGGCGACCTGGTCAAGCTCATGGCCGCAGCGTTTGCGCTGGCCGAGATCAAGGGCATCGCGGCGGCCAGGAGCGAATAAGTGGCCACCGGGCCCGCCAGCGTGGAATTCGGCTTCGGCACGCCCTGGGCCGAGCAGCTGGCGTTCTTCCGCCGCAAGCTCAACCTGCCCACCGAGTGGTGGGACGACATCACGCGCGGCGCCCACGACCGCGCCTTCATCGTCGCCGGTGCCGCCCACGCCGACCTGCTGCAGGACCTGCGCGGCGCCATGGACAGCGCCATGCAAAGCGGCAGCCTGGCGGGGTTTCGCAAGGACTTCAAGGCCATCGTCGCCCAGCACGGCTGGACCGGCTGGAAGGGCGAGGACAGCGCTGCCGGTGTGGCCTGGCGCACCCGCATCATCTACCAGACCAACATGGCCACGAGCTACGCCGCCGGGCGCTGGCGCCAGCTCAACGAGCCCGGCTTCGCCGCCCTGCGGCCGTGGTGGAAGTACGTCCACGCCGACGGCCAGCTCCACCCGCGCCCGCTGCACCTGGCGTGGAACGGCATCACGCTGCCGCGCGGGCATGAATTCTGGAAGACGCACTTCGCGCCCAACGGCTGGGGTTGCAGGTGCACGGTTCGCGCCGTGGCCAACCCCGAGCCCGGCGCGCCGACCGAGCCGCCGCCAGGCTGGGATGCGATCGACCCCAAGACCGGCACCCAGGTGGGCATCGACCGCGGCTTCGACTACGCGCCCGGTGCCAACGCGGCCACGCCACTGCAGGCGCTGGTCGATGCCAAGCTCATCAAGCTGGATGCCCCCATCGGCGCGGCCATGGCACAGGTGCTGGAGCCCGCCCTGGCAATGGAGCGGCGCCTGGCCTGGACCAGCATGGTCGACGAGCTTGCCGCCACGCTGCAGCCCAAGGGCGCCACGTTGCTGGCCACCACGGTGGCGCCGGACACCGTGAGCGCACTGGCCGATGCCGGCGTGACGCTCGACAACGCCGCCGTGTGGCTGCGCGACCATGAGCTGGCGCATGCGCTGCGCGACAGCAAGGACGGGCGCGGCGCCACGCTGCCGCTGGAGGTATGGCGCAACCTGCCCAAGCTGCTGGGCGTAGGACACGCCTATCTGGACACTGCCGATCAAGCCTTGGTCTATGCCATCGACGCCGGTGGCACGCTGGGCAAAGTGGTGGTGCGCGTGAACTACAACGCCAAGGGGCAGTTCGATGGCGTGCGAGGACGTGTCACATCGAACTTCGTGCAAACCGGCGGCCAGGTGCAGTTGAGCGACCTGCGGCCACCGCGGTACGTGCTGCTGGGGTTGTGAGCGGTGCCGGATTCGAACCGGATCATGGCGACCGAGACGGCCCCCAACCATTCCCGTTGGAAACAACCGCTCACGCTGCAATTCTAGGCCGAGACCCCCATGCTGACCATCCAGATCCACGACCAGGCCGTGCAGTCCGCACTGGCCGCGCTGGCCCAGCGCGTGCGCGACCCCACGCCCTTGCTGGAGGAGCTGGGCGAAGACCTGGTCGCGCGCACCATGGCGCGCTTCGACAGCGGTTCCGGGCCCGATGGCCAGCGCTGGCGCGAGAAGAAGGTCAAGGACGGCCGCCCGACCCTGGCGGGCCGCACGGGCCTCCTGCGCCAGCAGATCGTCAGCAGCGCCGTGGGCTCCACGATGACGGTGAAGGCGACCATGGAGTACTCGGCCAGCCACCAGTTCGGCGGCACCATCCAGCGCAAGGCCGGCACGGTGACCGTGCGCCACCGCACCAATGCCAAGGGCGAGCTGCTGCGCAGCGCCATCATGGGTGGCCGTGGCCTGGTCTTCGCCAAGGCGAGCCACAAGCGGGCATTGGAGCGCAGCTTCGACCATGGCGCCTACGCCATCCACATCCCGGCCCGGCCCTACCTGCCGGTGCGTGCCGACGGCAGCCTGTACGCCGACGAGCTGCGCCACGTGTTGGCGGCGGTCAACGCCTGGCTGGCCAACGCGGGCCAATGAGGCGCAGAATGGACGCCGACAAAGGCCCCGAAATGGGCGGCGCGTTTAAACGCCCTACAAGGCGTCGAGCATGCCGGGTGGCTAGGGTGGTAGCGACCCACCCGGAAAAACGCAGCCTGGCGCGTTAATCCCGGCGTAACTTTCGATTCTGTGTTTCGGATGTCCCACCGGTTTCGGCGCCGGCGCGGGAAAACAGGCCAAAGCCCGGTTCAACGCGCCTTCGTGGCGGGGGCGCCGGCAGGGGTCCGAAGCCCGCCCCCCTGACCGCTCCCGGGCCCGCCTCTCACAGTGCGGCCCATGCCCAGAGCCGCCGCCCCCGATCTTTCCAAGCCCACCATCGAGTGCTTCACGGTGGGCCGCCATCGGGCGATGTCGGGCGCCACGCTGACCTTCGCGCAGTCCGACCTGGCGGCCACCGCCGGCGCCTACGACCCGGCGCTGCACGAAGCGCCGCTCGTCAAGGGCCACCCCACGCTCGACGGCCCGGCCCACGGATGGGTCGGCAGCCTGACGCTGCTGAAGGGCTCGCTCGAAGCCGTGCCGCGCAAGGTCGACCCCGGCTTCGCGGCCGAAGTGGCCAGCGGTGCCTACGGCAAGGTGAGCGCCGCCTTCTTCGCCCCCGACTCGCCGCACAACCCGGTGCCCGGCGTGTTCTACCTGCGCCACATCGGCTTCCTGGGCGCCACGCCGCCGGCCGTCAAAGGCCTGCGCGACCCAACCGCCGCCGTCACCGACGTGAGCGCGGCCTACGCCGAGCTCGAGCCCGGCGTGGTCGTCTTCAGCGAGTGGGACGACGTCGACAACGCCGCCCTGTGGCGCAGCCTGCGCGACTGGGTGCTCGGCAAGTTCGGCCAGGCCGAAGCCGACAGCGCCGTGCCCGGCTACCTGGTGGCCAGCGTGGAGCGCGGCGCGCAAGCCGAGCTCGCCGATGCCGCCCAGGAGACCACTGCAGCCCAACCGCTCGCCGCGGCGTTTTCTCAATCCACCCAGACGGAGCAACCCACCGTGACCGAAGCCGAAAAGCTGGCCCTCGAGGCCGAGAACGCGCGCCTGCGCCAGCAGATCTCCGACGGCGTCAAGACC